TCGGGTGAGAATGTTCTTCTTATTTTACCGTTAATATTTTCCTGTTGGAATGGAAAATCCATATTACCATGAATTTGAAGATGATAGCCCAAGTTGCTTAGCATATCTACCTACATTACAAGACCAATATCCTGCTGTAGTTCTATCTTTTTTCTGATCACATTTGTGACGAGCTCTGAATGATTTTGCTGCACCCTTGTTCTTATTTCTTACCCTTAAATTAGGGTCACCGAAAGAAACTTTTTTTATTCCTCCCGATTTGCTTTTAACATAAACTGCGAATTTTTTTGGTCCTCCTGATGTTCTGAATGGTTTACCTAGCTTAACATTTTTACCTCTATGTTTCGCTTCATCCAATATTTCTCCATCAGTTTCAGATTCTTCAATATAAGGTGCATCTAAATAAATGTATTCTCCACCTCTTTTGATTTTGATTCCAAGGTCGGATTCAACCATTAAAGTATCTTCTTCGTTCAGATTGATTAATCCTTCTTTCCATAAATCTCTCACCTCGTTTACCAAGTTAAAATATTTTTCAGAATACATTCTGAAAACATTATTAGTTAAAGATAATCCGTTGTCTACATGATATTGTAGTTCTTCAGAAACTTTAGTACCCTCTTTTAAAATTAAAGTGGACTCGGTATAGTTTTCCAACACTTCTTTTATTATGGATTTCAAATCTTTCATATACAGTTTTTTTATAAATACTTAGAAGTTAACTCCCAAACCGAAAGTTCCATTATTAATGATAGGATCGTAATCAAACTTGAGTGTAAAATTTTTATAATCGTGTAGAGCACCAATCTTTACTGTTGTAAATCTATCCAAATACTTTGGAAAAGTAATATACCCTAAATCATCTCTTCCTCTCCACTTTACATCTTCACTCACGGTTCCAACCATCATATGAACTCCAGTTCTTTTTATTCTTTTTCCAGCTCCGATATAAAAACTTTGTCTTTGTACCAAATCGTTTACAAGTGGAAAATCAACTTGTCCTATTGTACCAAATGGAAAGAATGTTGAATTATCTCTCTCAACACTTGCATTATATTCTGTGATGAAATATCCTTTGTTACCGATGGTAAAAAATCCACCAACTTGTTTGTCATTGGTCTTTTGAATACCGAAACTTATAATAGGTTTTTTTCCTCTTATTGTATCTCTTTTTCCGTTATCATAAACATAAACACGTGCAGGTTGTCTATAACCCCAATCATTCCAATACCAAGATGGTTGCCAAAAGTTCCAACCAAATCCTGGTGCTCCCCACATATCCCATCTATTCCATCCCCATCCCCAATTGTTCCAACCCCAAGGGTCTCTAACAATTATATTTGAACCTGGTCTTGTTCTTGTAGGTCTATCATATCCTCTTGATGGTGGTTGATTTCTCCAACTACTCACATCATTTCTTTGTGATGTACTTGGTTGTATAGATGGTGTTGATCTTTGTGGTGTTGATTGTTGTTGTGCTGGTGGTGCACTTCTCCAATTACTAACTTGTGAAAAAGTTAATGTTGGGATAATCGTCAATAAAAGCAGTAATTTTTTCATAGTAATTAATTTATTATAAATATTTTATTTTATCTTAATCTTCCAATAAACTCCTCCGCTAATGTATGGTCTGAACTCACCTGTAACACCATCAACAGTTCTGTTTGCAACTCCAGTACCTATTTGATATAAGTGATCTTTTTTTGTTTTGAGGATTACACCCATACCAAGCGAATTAACATAATCTTCCTTACTCAATGCCCCGTTAACACCGAAGAATACTTGATTCCTTATTGGTGGTGGCTCAGGTGCTGGTTCTCTAACTATTTTTGGTTTGATTGTTGCAGACCATTTTCTTGCAGTGATCTTATTCTGTGATACCGTCTGATCCAAATATACAAAACCTTGGTTGTTATTCAACTTAATTGTGTCTATAAAAGAATTGGTAACCAAATAATTCTGTAAAATAGCTGCAGTATCAACGTTGACTAATGTAGGTACATATATCACAGTATCACGATAAACAACGTCCCCTTGAATTTCATAAGGTACTTCAATCTCAACCGAAACTGTGTCGTGAATAGGTTCAGACGGAACCTCTTTTACAATTTCTTTAGTTACAGTATTATCTGACTTTAATAATATCACTATCACAATCAAAAGTGTTGCTATTATAAAATGTCTTATGTCTAATATCTTTTTCATATCTTATAACATTACTCTTGATCCCACCAAGAAGTTACTAAGTAAAGGTGTTCCTTTTTGGGTGGATCCTGAAACTTTATAATTGAAACTAAAACCAAATCTCTTACTTATTTTGTAATCGAATGAAGATCCAACTAAAAAACCTAATTGTCTGTTGACCGTTGTTTCTCCTGTTTTAGAGTTCCAATTTATTGGCGAGTTCATCAAAAATATTTGAGGAGATAATGTTACTTTCCTATTCATGGTATATGGTTTTGTCCAAAACCCTACCACAGAAGTTGAAAATGATGTGTTGAAAATTTCTTTTGTTTCCCCTGTCTTGCTATTGATGATTTTTGTGTCTTTAAGTAGAAGAGTAATAGTTCCCACATTGAATCCATAGGTACCGTGTTTTGGGTGGGGTTTGATATAGGTATATCCGAGTAGTCCCATATAATTTCCTTCCAAATATGCTCCTGTAAATGAATATGAATGTATTCCTTCAAGTTTTCCCTTGTTGAAATCCATTTTAGTATAACCTCCACTTAGAGCAAATTGTCTTAAAGTACTCCATATTAGTGCTGTTGCCCCCCAGCTCTCGTTCCCCGCCATAGACGACTTACTTACACCAAAAGATACTATCGCATTATATTTGAAGTCAGGTCCTTGAGCTGTTGTTAGGTCAGAAGCGACTAACATTGGGTTAGCGGCAACAGACTTTTTTTTATCTTCTTTTTTCTTCTCTTCTTTCTTTTCTTCTTTTTTCTCGTCTGATTTCTTTTCTTCACTCTTACTCTCCGATTTGGATTCTTCTGATTTACTTTCTGAAGAAGAACTACTTTCTGACTTTGATTCTGTTTGTCCTTCGCTTGATCCACTTGAACTTCCACTTGATGAGGACGATTCCCCAGATGAAGACGACGATTGGGACGAAGATTGTGAGGATGACGAAGTTGATGATGATTGTGATGATGCCGGTGGGGGTGTAGACGACGCTGCTGCCGAAGATGCACTCGAACTTGCGGCCGAGGACGCTGAAGAACTCGCGGCAGAACTTGCGGCTGAAGAAGCCGCTGAACTTGCCGCAGCTGACGCCGCCTGTGAGACCGCCGCTGTGACTGTTTGTTGTACTACTAAACTTGTTGGACATGGGGCCGCGAATACACTTTTTATCCAAGCATCAACTTCACCATTAACGAATTGTGCGTAATTGAAAACTTTGGATTTATTTCTTACAACTATTGTAACACCATTTGTTGTAATGGGAATAACAACAGTATAAGTCTTTAAATCACATGGGTCGATATATGTTTGCGTTATTACTTGCCCTGTTGATTTAAGGGAAAATAATATCATTAACAAAAATAGACCAACCCATCGTTTCATTATTTACTGAATATTCCTTTTTTTACCATCTTACCTAAGATATTTGCACATGCAATATCCAAAGCTTTCTTGGTTGAGATACTAATTGTGGACTGATTGAATTTAACAGGATCAACTGTTGCGTCAGATAAGAACGTTAATTCTCTTGTTGTTTTTGCCTCACCTAACCCTGACGCTGCGATGATAGTTCCGTTCTCAGCGTCTGTAAATCTTACTTGTAAACCAATACGTGTTACCAACATATTCTTTACACCGTCTTTTAAATTCACAGTTTCATCTTCAGAAACAGAATAGTCATAACATTCAATCTCAACAAAATAGTGAGCCAATTTAATCTTACCTCTACCATCTAATTTGTTTTCAGAAATCCCAGCTTGAGAAGCTTGGAATTGCTTAACCATTCTATTTTTTATTTCTGTTTTGTCTTCGGTGAATTCAAAACGATTTAAATTGTCGAGATATTCTAATACGATATTTGTAACACCTAAACCAACTCTTTTTTCTTTTAGTTCAGGATACATCTCGTACATCTCATCGTTGATACCACATTTAAGAAGTTGAATATTTTTCTTAGGTCCTTCATAATCTAAAAACGCAGATATATCTGCCTTAGTCTCGAAAGATGCCTTATAATCTTCAGTCTTCGTTTTTCCAATTGTTTGAGAATATGCTCCAACGCTTAACAGTGAAACTGCTAAGAAAAACATTAGTTTTTTCATAATATGTTATTTAAAAAAATGCGGTTAATACCATTCTAAATCCAAATGAAAGGATTACTAATCCAAATCCAATAATCCCTACCGTCAATATGAATTTTAAAATTTCTTGAGTCTTTGTCATAATATTATTTTTTAGGTCCTTCATACCAAATGTTATCAGGATTATTTTTGAACGTTCCATCAAACTTCCATTCAAGTTTATTAATCATATCACGTTGTCTTTGTTCTTGTCCTGACACTTCTAAATAAATGCAGAATATTTGGAAAGATAGAGCCGTAATAGTCCAAATAACGCACAACTTTACAAAACCCAACATTAATGCGTCACTTAATTTGTTTAAATTTATTGTTTTCATAATTTTTTAATTTTATTCTACGTCTTTTATTTTACCACAAACCAGACATTCTTCTTCACCATTATTATCTGAGTCTCCCCAAACATGCTCACATTGTCTGTGTGCAAAGTATTCATCAATAACACCATCACCATCAAAATCTAAACCGTCCATTACACCGTCTCCATCTTCATCGATTTCAACCCCGATCTTTTCGATTTGTTTTTCTGTCGTTGGTAATACAATTGGTGTTACATCTGTTGGTTCTATTGGGGTATTTGGCATATCTCCAGTATTGCTTAAAGATACTCCGTCTTCCTCGTCCATTTTTTGTACTAACATTTTATCCTTGTCAGTATCACTGAACCAATAATCTATAATCTTACCATAAGAACCGATGAAAGCACCTAACATCAATAACAATAATTCTTTCCATTCTGCAGATGCAGATGTTTTTGATGTAATTGCACCAAATATTCCACCGATTATTAATATAAACGAACCTAAGACTAACGCAGTGATATACCATCTACGTTTCATCATCGAGTTCAATAATTCTCTAAAACCTGTATTCTCTTTCATATTTTACCATTTAGGAGATTCTTCTTTGAACTCGTCTCCTTCTTTTTTCTTTGGTTTAGGTGCTGCTGCCGGTGCTGGCGTTGCACTTTTTTCTTTGATTATCACAGTTTTACCGCCAGCTTGTTGTGCTTGTTGGTTTGAATTTGTGATGTTAATTACAGGAGCTGCTTGTTGTACCGCAGGTTTTTCTTCTTCTCCACCTGTTAATTTAGTAGTTACCCATCCACCTACACCTAACGTGACAGTAGAGATGAAACCGATGATTACATTCTTCAATGATCCTCCGGTTGATTGTTCTTGTTGTTCTTCTGACATTTTTTTATTTTTTAAGTTTTATTTTATTACGATAGGGTATTTTACTTCCTTACCGCTGATGTCTATGAAAACTAAGTCATAGTCTTTTTTTGATAGATCGGTCAAATCGTATACTTTTTTTGTAATGTTTTCAGATGCAGTAAACCCTTCTTTTTTTGAAGGTGTTTCTGATCCAAAAGGTATTATTTGAACAGAATACTTTGATCCAATTGTTGTTTCGAATTCTGCTGTTACGATATTACCTGTCTGTGTAATTGATTTTATTGCTGTTGATGTTGATTTAGTCCCTAAATCAATCACCTGTGGTTTAGGTAAATCTACCTTTGTACAACTAATCGCCAAAATGGTGATTAAAAAACCTAAACCTAATATTTTGTCTATTTTCTTCATGATTAGAAATTATTATAACCCGTTAATTTTATTTGTGTTGAATTTAAATTAATCCCCAATTGAACTCCTTTAGAATCACTTGCATCCATTGTTGGTGAAACTTTAACTGATGTAAGAATGTTAACCCCGTCCCCTATTGTTGAGAATCTCAATTTGAACGGTGTTGAACTTCCGTTTATTGACATTTTATTTTGATCAATTGCTCCGAATTTAACTTTACCATCTTTCGAGTTAACAAAGACATACCAAGAATTCGGAAGATCAGATTTTAATTCTTCGAATTTTATTTTTGTTGGGTCAAACTGGAATTCAAATTGTAATCCACCTACAGCAACCCCATTAGTATTAAGTGTTACCGGTATTTCAATGTTATTAGACGTTACTGTTATGTTAGATAAGTTTACATCTATTGAACTAACCTCTCCTGTTGACGTGTTAATAAACCCTGTATTTGCACTTGCCATTGAAACGAACGCGGTGTTAGTCGATAAACTATTTGCAGCGTTTGTTTGAATTGTTTGTACCCCATTATTAGCCGTTACAACTTGAGATGAGTGAGATCTGTTTACATCACCCCATAGAAGATATTTTAAATCAACTATTTCATTAGTTCCTAATACACCGGTTTTT